AACACGAGTTAATTTTCTACTTGCGTCATAACTTAATCCAGTAATTTCAAAACCCATACGAGGTAAAGATGTTGCAAATTCTCTACTATTTAAATTTGCTTGTTGATCTAATCTAACTAAAAACTTTTCTTTAGGTGCATATGCAAGAGGTACTTTTATTCTACTAGTTACACCACCTGTACTATTAGTTCTTTGTATAACTATATTATTAAACACTTGTCCAAATGCAACAATAAGTTTTCTTAAACTTTGATTATAAAATCTATTACCTAACATTATGCTGAGTCCTCATCTCCAAATGGATTTCTTTCTGTAAAGTCTAGTATATCATCTAATGCTGATGATGTATCAAATCCTGCTTCAGTATCTAAATCTGTATTAGAAGCATAAGATGATTGAGTTTGTATTGAAGATTCTGTAAAGTCTTCATTCATTAAAAATTGTGGTTCGCCTGTTGATAAATCTTCTTCTAGTCTTATTGATCCTTCGCCATCTAAAGCAACTTGACCACTCTCTAAACTAAATTTGTAATTTAATTGATCTAGTGTGTACTTGTCTTCAGCGCCGTCTATAACTTCTAAACCTGTATCAAGTTTCTCACTAGAATATTCCCAACGAGTAACTCTTAATTTGTAAACTGGTAGTTGACCTAATGCAAAGAAAGGTTCCTGATCTTCAACAAACTGTATTTCAAAAAATGAGTTCATTAAAGGATAGTAAATTATATCACCTTCGTTAGGTCTACCTGTAGCAATTAAACTATCTTTTAATCCAACGTGGTAATCCCACGCTCTTTTAGATACCATAAATGTAGTATCTTCTCTAATTTCTAAACCGAATTTTGAAACTATTTCTTGTTGACCTGCAAAACCTTCAGTTGATTCTACATACATCTCTACCATCCAAGAGTCATCAAAACGAGAAGTCGTATCTTCTCCTAAGATTAAATCTCTATTGACTAGTGTTCTTGGCAGGTAATAAACATCGTGGCCGTAAATCTTTAGACCCTCTACGATTAAGTCTTCGTAAAGTCTTTTCTCGTTTTGATTACCAATGCCGTTGCCACCTTGAAAGTAATGATTGACTGGCATAGCATTATCCTATCATAAAGGCTGGGTTTAATTCGTATGTACTTCTTATTTCTTGTTCTAGTTTTTCTACATCAGCACACGCTTCTGAAAATATTTGTTGACCATTTAAAGTTACACCACCGACCATTGCAACACCATTAAATTTAGATAAGTTAGCACCCCATTGTTTTTTAAATAAAGCAGTTACATATCTTTTTAGAAATATGTCATTGAAAACATCTGTATATGTGTTAGGGTCTAATCTTCTATAACATTCTATTACTATATACTCATCTTCTTGTAAATCATTTGACCAATCCATATCAATGTATAATCTATTATCGTGTTGATTAAATCTCATAGGTTTTTCACCTACAAGTATATGATCTAAAAAATCTAAATGTCTTAATACAACATCATAGTTAATTATAGATGTTGAAGAAAAATCATACAGGTCATTTAATCTTAATTGATATCTAACATCAAATAGATTCATATTACCTTTGTTTGTAATTGGAAATATGTTAATGATAGAAAGAATGGTCTCTGGCACTACAAGATAATTATTATCTTCATACCAAGTTGTTGAAACTGAAGAATCTTTTAAATCTGATTTTGTTTCACTAGAAGCATTTAAACCAGTTAAACGAGCTTTATCAGCAGCAGTTAATTTGTATTTTAGATATGTTCTTCTAATACCATCAGAATGAAATTGTTGAAAATACTGTACGGCTTCGTCTATTCTATCTTCTAATTGGTCATCATCAGCATTAATTTCAATCACTGGTTTACCCAATGCTCTTAATGCGTATTGCTTTAATGTTTCTCGTGTTGATGGTACTGCCATAAAAATCCTTATCTTTTATACTATTTATAAGATTTATTTAATGGTAGGAAAGAGATTATCAGCACAAAACAACTTAATATCTTCTTCAGGTAACCCTAAAGATTGCATTGTTTTTGGTGTATGGGGATTCTTTTGTTGATTAATACAGTAATAATTCTGTGCTTTTATGACATCTTCTTTAGTAGAATCGTTGTCATAATCACCTATCTTGTCAATATATGCGTTTAAGTTTGATAAACCCATTGTACATATTTGTTCTAATTCTTTTTCTTCTCTTACATTACCAGCAGCAATCATTCCTGGACTAAAGATATTCTTTGCCCAATCAGGTAATTCTCTTACCTTTGATGGTGTAAACCATTTATTTTCTTCTATAAAGTATTTTGTTAATGCGTGTTCTTTTTTAAGTAGTGGAGAGAAGTCGTGGAACGCACCAGTAACTTTACTCTTGCCTGCAATAATATCAAAACCGTAAATAGGTCCACCATTTGTAGTATTAGGAAATAGACATATATGTGCCATCCATAATCCTTTAGATTCTCTGGCGTCAACTACATCTACGTGTGCTCTTCTAATACTTTTATTCTTCCAAGTACGGTTTGTCCAGTTAGGATTATTAAATCTATCCATACCTGGTTCTTTGTATTCAACTAAATGTTTATCTAAAACTTCTATAATTTCTTTTTCTAGTTTGATTAATCTTTCCCAAATCATTAATCTTTACCTTCAATACTAGTTCCTTTGAAAGGATCATTTTCTGTATCTCTATTATCTTCATCAAATACTTCATTTGTTAATACTAAAGGTTGATTGATTTCGTTCATTTCTTTAAATAAATTTGTAGCAGATTCAAAACAATAAGTTACTTCAGCCATAACATTTATTTGATAAGTGTTTAGATATTCGTTTATAATTTCTTTGACTATTCTTTTGTACTCTTGTCCTTTACCTAAAAAATCATAAAATCTTTTTACAGGTACTTTTTTAGAAATCATTTGACCACCAGATAGATCACCTAAATGTCTAACATAAATGTGTCCGTATAGTTTTTCTGGATCGTCTTGTATAGTTTCTATGTGTTCTATGTATTTTTTTGTACTAGCAGTTATATGAGGTGGACTTGATAGATCAGGCCACAATTTTTCATAATCTTTATGTATGTTTTCTGCTCTTTGTAAACCAGGTGTTTGTCTAAACAAATCGTTTGCCATTCCATACTTCTCTAGTACAGAATAGCATTGTAATTGATTATACAAGTATATAGCGTACAATTCAGGACGAATCGTACCACTCATTAAAGTTTTTACAAACTCTTGTCGTTCAGCGTTTTGATGAATCTCTTTTGTGAGCTCTTTGATGTCATAAGCCATAATATAAAACCAGCGATGTAAAGTTAATATTGACTATTAACCAGCCATATCAGCGATTTTTTGTGCCTCAGCAGCTGCTACAGCCGTTGCCTCAGCAGTATTATCGTCTAATTGTTTCTGTACTGCCTCAGCATCTGTTTTATCTGCACCAGCGAATACATCAACTGAAGAAGTTGAAAAATTATATTTCATTCTCCATTCAGCGATATTATCAGGTGCGTCAGTTACTTTTACGCAAAAGCCTTTTGCTACACCATCTTCACCAGTTACAGCTTTAGCAGTGAATGGTTCACCTGTTCCTGTTTTAAAATACATTGTTGCCATAATTGTTTCCTTTAATTGTTATTATTCTGCGTCAGCGCCGAAGTTACCACCGTAGTTACTATCAGCATTTCCGTAATTACCCCACCAGTCAATCTGTGCCATAACTGGATAACAAGTAGTATAGTTACCACCGTGTAGTCCTGTTCTGGATTCAACTAATGAATAGTTACCAGTTTTGTTAGTTACATTTGATCCTTTAAAACTATTATCGTTTTTAATGACCGAGTTACTATCAGTTGAACCGTCAAATACCTGTGTATCTATCGTATGATCTGAATCTGTTGGATCAAAAGACCAAGCATATGTTCTCCAAGATTCTGAGTCAGTATTGTCTGACCAACCACCGTGGAAACCTGTTCTTCCCCAAGCCAAATAAGGATTTGATCTACTTGTTTTAGTTTGGTTAACACTAATGAATTTTCTAGGATTTTCTAAATTCATACACCAACCAGTAATTCCACAACCGTAGTAGTAGTAAGGAGAGAATATCATTCCCCAAGTACCATCCCAAGTTGTATTAAATTTAGTGTAGTATTGAGATCCTTCGTTTGCACCGTAAGATGTAGTTGTTGAACCGTTAAAGTCTTCCCAACCAATGTAAACTCTACCAGAACCAGCAGTTCCTAAAGAGTCACCGTTCTTACAATTGTAAGCAGCATATCTAATATTGTTACCGTTTTTGTGTCCAAAACCAACCCATTTGTTATTACCAACAGCAACTGTCATATCTCTATTGTTTTGAGTTGTCCAAGTGTCATCAAAGTATTCTGTTGAAGTTAAGTTAGCAAAGTAATCTTTAATTTTAGTTACTTTGTTTAAACACTTACTTGATTCAAAAATGTGAATAGTTTTAGCAGTTGAAGAACTTTCATCAGCAGAGTGAACCATAACTAGCATTTTGTTTTTCTCGTTGTAACCAGTTCCACAAGCGTATGTGTTAGTATTGTCTAGTTTGTGAGAAGTATAATCGTAGTGATCTATTGCAGGGCAAGCTGAGTTACCAGGATACATTTCTCTCATAGAGTTTCTTCTATTACAGAACATTCTTCTAGGTCTACATCCTTCAGGTAATACGTGGTTAACTTTTGTCCAACCATTATCATATTCAAAATGTGATGAATAGTGGTGAAAGTTTTGCCAAGAAATAAAACCATCTCTACTTGCAGTATAATTTTGTGCGTGAGGATATTGGTCACATTG